ATATTTATTTCGGGAATGCTCTGGGTGTTCAGTATTTATATATCTAATAGAATCTTCTAAACCCCCATTATCCATATTCATAATAGTCTGACCAATTTTTGTTAAACCCTGCAAATCTTCTTCAAGAACAAATTGTTCAACTATATGATCTATATTATTTGATTTACCAGAATCCTGACTTCTATGAATACCCCATCCAAAAGGAGTATCATCGTCTAATTGATCACTTGCTTCTCTATTTTCGTCCATTATATCAGTATGTTCTTTTCGATCTAACTTAGCTTTTTTTAATGCTGGACTAATATTCATTTGGTATTCCCGAGCAATACTATCTAATATCGCAGGTTGTCGACTATCGGGTATATCTTTTGGTTGTAAAGAAGACATATAATCTTCATGAGTTTTCATTGCCATTCTACCTAATTCATCAATGGCATTTATTCGTTCATCTAAACTGTCTTCGCCAAAGACAGATAATCCTTGATCTGATTTAATTTTACTATAATCTAGTTCCCATTCGTCTCTTGTATTTTTATAATAGAATCTATCTAAAACTTTTGCCGCACCAGTAGGTTGAATAGCCATATTTTTTAAATCAGCTATTACTGAATTCTGTGTTCCTGATTTTTCTTTAAGCTCTTTTTGTATAAATTCTTTTCTCTCTCCAGCTTCATGTGCTGTAATCAATCTAGTTATAAATGATTGTGTAATATATTCCTGCCCCACAGCATCAGGGAACTCTGTTTTTATTTTAAAAGCCAAAGCTTTTTTATCTAAAGGAAGCAATTTTGTGGAACCAAATCGATCTTTTTTAGTCCCTTGCTGAGTAAACTTTGATAAAAATCCTTTATTAAATTGACTTTCTGACCACATTGTAGTTTCTAAATCTGTTATACCTACACCTCGTGCTATTGCTTCTTGCTCAGTAATCCATCTAATTGCATCGTATTCTGGTACTTCCCCTGCTTTTAATTCTTTAATGGTAGTATCATAGTCTTTTGTAAAATTATTCCCGGAATTATTTCTTTTATAATCTGCAAAAAAAGTTTCTATTTTAGTTCGCTCTGCTGTTTTTGTATCACTTAAAATTTCATTTTCATTTCTTTCATTACGTTTTAAGGAATAAGCATTATAAAAACTAGGAGACAACTTATATGTTTTACCTTCAATTTCTATTTGGTATTTACCTTTTTCTGCATCCTTAATTACTTCATCTCTCCTAATATTAGGATCACGCATTTCTCGTTGATACCATCCTTGTAACATAGTTTGTACAGTTTGGTATTTTTCTGTATTTACTTCTGAGACATCTAATGTCCCTCCTTGTAACGATCTTTCATCTATTGCGTTCCATATATTAGCAAGATGAGTTTTAGATTGTTCTATAGCATTTTCAGTAGAAGCTGAATTTCTAAACGTAGATATTACTTCCTGACCATATATATCTTTTTCTTGATTAAGAAAATTTAAATCTTGTTTTGTCTGAGCTTGTTCAACTTCTGAAATGATTGAACTTAATAAATCTGAATCCATTCTAACAAATGATTCTTCTATTAATTCTAATACAGAATCTGACACATCATCTGGTATTTTCATAGGAGATATATTTACACTTAAATCTTTTCCTATATTATACATTGTACGACCTTGCTCATCTTCTTGTCGAAATTTAGAAAGAGAAGTCTGCAAGCCTATTTCAGCAGGATCAGTAAAAGGTAAATGTTCTTTCAAAAGAAGTTTTTGACCCTCATGGTGCTTCATTTTATTTATAATTAATTCTTTTGCTTTTAATCTAGTAGCAGTTTGTTCTGATTTCTGATAAATCTCTGCAAAAACACCAACTCCATTAAGTAAGGCATCAAATATCTTTGCATTAGACATATCTACCTGTCCTGCATTTTCATTAGGCCCACGATATTGTTCCTGTGCAGGAGCAACATTATACACTTGGCTTCTATTTGATTGGTATTGTGGTTTAGTTAGTTCTGCCATTATTTAATCCCTCTTTTTGTGTAATTCATTAACCATCTAGAATTTCCAAACATTTTATTCCCATATGAACCTCTGGCTGTAGGAGGGTAACTTACATTTCCAGAAGGCCAAACTTTAGAAGTATAAGAGTAAGGTCTTCCTTGTGTTGGCTTACTAAAATCAGAACTCTTATTCGGTCTTCCTGTTTTTGGTATTCTTGTTTTAGGAGGAATAGATTGTCTACCTTTTAATAAATTTGGAGCAACTGCTGTTGTTGTACTAACTGCACCAGATGCAGGAGAAGGTGTATAAGCAGATGCAAAAGCTCCTGCTGTTTTAACACTTGTATTAATCATTCCAGCAAGATATTCCCTATCAGCCGACTCTCTTTCTTGATCAGCCATTCTATTTTGCTGTTTTTCATTAAGCTTTGCATTTCTCCATTCAGATGTATTTTTATTTGTAGTATCTCTTGCAACTGCTCTAATATGGTTTCTAGTATCAACAATAACATTTGTTTGTGCCTGTAATGCTTCTTGTACTATACTTGTTAAAACTGCTCTTGGAGAACCAGAATCTATTGTAGCTCCGCTTGAACCTCCTGCAACTTCAGCCGCACCTTCAGCTTGTAGTCCTGCAACGGCAATCTCTTGCGTTTTACGTCCACCTGTTTCTAATACTTGGAATTGTGTTTGACGACCTTCTATTTTTCTTTGATTAATATTATATTTTGCAGTTAAAAGAGATTCTCTAGCCGCCCGATTTCGTTCATCAGCATTACCATATTTCCCTTTCCTTTTTGCATGTTCACTTAAAGCTCCACCAGCAAATGTTGCTCCAGCGTATATAGCGGCTAATGTCAGACTCATGATCCCCCTGTATCTGCTTCTATAATAACCGCATTTAACTGCATTGGGAATGGCCCAGTAGAAACGATTTTTAGATTATGTGTTTCCCAACCAATACCTGATAATGATAGTTTTCTTAACCCGGAGAATAAAGGAATTTGTCTCCCCATTGCATCTTGTGTTGTCCTGAACAATAATTCTTCTGACAGATCATTATATTCTAGTTGGATACCTAGTGATTCTTCTACTAATACTGCGGCTTTAATCAACCTTTTAGTATAAGAGAACTGATTCTCTGGTGAAGAAGGTTCTAATGTTTCTAATTCTGCATCATATGCAAGCCCTGTCACATGTTCATTACCTTGAGTATGACTTAAAGTAACTGTTTCATCTTCTGCAACTACAGTAACAGTAGCAGTATTTGATGTACTTCCGGCATCTGTTACAACAATTGTATCATCATCTTCATACCCAGTACCAATTGTTGTAATTGTAAATGTAGGATTACCTGACCCATCTGTTACTGTAGTAAATTTTACACCAGTACCGGCTCCAGAAGTGCTAGTTTGTAAAACATTAGTTTCTGTATTACTAACTTCCCATGCTGAAGATGGTGTAGGAGTAGTATCTAATAAAGAGCTAACTGTACCTGTATTTGTAACAGACATATTAGCATGTTGCATTCCTTCATAATATATCTGAACTTCTTCATTTCTAAGATGTTTAAGTCCACTAATAATTTTAGTAGCTGAAACTGTACCTGTAACTGCACTATCAGAAAATACATAGGCATTACGATCTAATGCCCCTTCTGTTGGGAATCTACCTAATGTTTCAACATGATAAACATCAGTTCCATTTATAGTTCGTTTTACCTTAAACCATATTTGATCATGGGTAGCTGTTGGAATCATATCAATATCAGTTACTTGTGCATGTGAACTTCCATCTGCTTCTATTATAGGATTTGTAGAAGTTGTACTAGCAAAACTTGATGAATCAAGACGAGTGGTTATTTGTGTTGAAGCTCCAGAAGTATTAACAGTAACAACTATACAAGTAGCATCAGCCGCACCTCCGATATGGGTTCGTGGAATTGTTAAAGAATCTCCAATTAAATAATCAGTACCACCATTAGATATTGCAAGAACAGTTATATCGTTGCCAGACACAGTTACATTAGCTGTAGCGTTTCTACCAGTACCTCCACCTAAAGAAACATTAGAATAATATGAATTAGTATGATCTCCACCATGAACAATAGTACCAACAGTAAGTATGGAAAATCCAATTGCCAGTACATTCATTATTTCTTGACTAACATTCCAGTTTGAATCTGCATAGTTGGATACAGTAGCATATTTATCTGTTACAAACATACTTGTTTGATCTCCTGCAACTGTATACATAGTAGGTTTATGCCATGAATGTGTACCTGAACCAACATCAGTAAATGTTATTGCGGTTCCTACTGAAGCAGTAGCTAATCTAAAAGTATCATCTGTTTTATCCCTAACATAATAATTTGTACTTAAACTAAGACCAGTTGGCAATGTCCCTGTTGTAGTAATTTGTACTATATTTGTATCAATTAACCCATGACCTACATCTGTCATTCGTAATCCACTATTTTCATCTGCAACAATAACTGCGTTAGCAGTTGCTTGTACTGTAGCAGTAACTTTACGATATATCTTTCCTGCAATTACATGTTCAGACCATGCTTTAAACTCTAAACTACGATCATAACTAAGAGTCAACAGTTTACCATTTGCCATCATAAACCAGATAATAGCAAAAGGTCTTTCCTGCCAAACCATCTTCTCAATTGTAGATTCTTTAATTATATCATAACCTTTTAGAGATATTTTACTAGAAATCCATTGACTGACTGTATCTCCTTCTAATTCAAGAGACTGAACATCCTTCCCTCCAATCTGAGTATATAGTAATGCATTTGAAACAATAACTGGAGCAGTATCAGTTGCAGAAAATGATGTTTCCCTATTAATTGTAAACCGGAATGGTGTAATACTAAGATTGGTTTCTGAACCATATAACATATAAATGCCAGCAGAAGTTCCCATTGCAAGTTTCTTTGATTCTCCTAACCATTTTATTTCATCTAATGTATCTGAATCTAAAGTAAATGTAAGAGCATTTGAATCTATTACGATTTCTGTTGAAACTCCTTCTGTAACTGAATCTGGACTACCTTGTTCTGAAATAACTGTAGGAGCAAATGAATAGAAGTTTGCAGTTTCCGACAACCAGATTGTAGAAGGTTGTACAGCAGTTGCCGCCAATACCATTCTCTGCTGATATATTTGAGATACATGAGGGTATCCTTCACCTAAACTGAATGCACCTTGCCTAAATTCTGCTGTTCCATAAGTACCTCTTGAGTTAGCCATTTCAGACTTAAATTCAACGTCAATAGTACCATTAGTTCCAGTATTATCTACATCTTTAATTATACCCCATGCCCATTTAATACCACCTATATTACTACCACCTTTTAATAATGGATTAATTCTTATAAGACGACCTATATCATTTGCTGAAAAATATGTTGTTGTAATTGTTTGAGAACCAATATTGTTATCATTATATAAAGTAAGAACTCTATCTGAAGTTGAACTTGCTTCAAAAACATATTTCTCTAACTTAACTTCTGCATTTGATGCAGTTGTAGCAGGATCATCTTCATCAGTTTGTACAAGTTCAAATTCTCGTATTTTCCCACCATCTGTATCAGAGAATTGGATTGTAGTTGATGTAGTGGCAATAACATGGGCATCAAGATTAAAAGTGTCACCTCCTAAAGCTCCTACAAAATTTGGCGTTGCTGTACTAGAACCACCCGGTGTAATAACTGCACCATCTACTGATGCTTTCAGTTGGAAAGTAGATGTAGTTAAGCCTGTTGAAGATACATAATAGTTTGTTGAAGTAGCAAAACCAGTTACTGAAGCAAATGTTCCAGTTAAAGTTATTATATTATTTGGTTTAAATGTATTAGTACCTGCTATTGAAGCACTTGATGCAGTAATAGTACAAGCAGTAGATGCAATTGCAATACTATTTGATCCATTCATCTTACTTTGTGCTTTCCCATCAGTAGAAGTTTTACCAGATATATTCTGTCTTATATTTCCCCAACCTGTACCAGAAGAACCATTCAGTTTAATTTTCTGACCAACTTGCAGTCCATGATTTGCAAGTACCAATGTATTATCAATAGTATTGAATTCAACTGAACCTATTTCTTTTGTTGTTGAAGGTTCTGGAGTTAACTTTAATGTAAATCTTTTTGTAGCATCACTTTCATCCCATATATTAATTTCTGTATATGGGCCATCTAATGTTACAAACTCAGTAATTGCCCATACACTTTCATCATCAGCAACAGCACTTGTTGTAGCAGAAGATAAAGTACGGAATATTTTTTGGGGAGGTTTGGTTGGACAACACACAAAGATAATGTCACCACTTTGTGTTGATTTTAACTTAGTAAGTTCAGCCGCAGTCCAAGGAAATGTTGTTACGCTAAAATCTGCTTCATATGTGGGTGGGCTTGAGACTGCTGTATTGTCAGTTAAAAGTTGATTTTGTGACCAGACTCTTAAATAACCGCCAGAGGAAGCTGATGTTGAACCTAATTCTATAATATAGGTATTATCTTTATCCTTAAAAAAAGGAATAAAGACAGCACTAGAATGTTTAGCATCTCCTATATAATTCGTCCCGGGGCGTTTAACAACTGGCCCTGAGAGAATCGGGATCATATTCTTAGAGCTTTTGTACCCATAATGGTAAAACTCTTCACTAGAACGACCCTGAAGACTCTTTGCTAATACACCCTCTGTGAATTTAGGTTGGAGGAACTCATATTTCATTTAGTTTTCCATGCTTGTTGATCAACTTCATAACCAAGAGTAGGAGTATTGAAAGTTCTATGTGTAACAGAATATCTTCCTTTTTTAGCATCAAGATAAGATGATCGTTCTCTATGTTCTGGAGTTTTATCTCTGGAGTTTGCTGATCTTGCTTCTTGTATAGCCAGAAAGTATTTTTGTGCCATTTCTGATTTTAATCCCTCTTTACTTGTAAGAGTTTCAGCAATTTCTACAGCAAGCTTCATTGATATTGCTTCAGCCAACAATACATCTAAGTTATTAGTATCTGTTGGTGTTGCTACATATAATAAATATAATGAGGTTTCATTTGATAATATATTCTTT